TTTCAGTGAATAACTCGTATGTTTGGTCTATATGTCCCTGAATCATGCTGCGGGCCTCGTCTGAAAGAGGCTCATGTGGATTCATATCTTTCTTGCGATCCCCTGCAAATATGATTTCATATTTCACGCCAATCTTTTCATCAAATTTGCTTTGATCAGCGTGAACCGCAATAACGCCAACACTTCCGACTCCACCTGTACGCGGGACATAAATCTTGTCTGTGGCACTTGCAAGCAAATAAGCTGCGGAAAATGAATGCTCATTGATAACAGAATAAAGTGGTTTATTACCCCGGGCCTGAAAAATTAGTTCTGCCAGGTCAAATACGCCGCTGACTTCCCCGCCCGGACTGCCAAATTCAAAAGCAATTGCTTTCACTTCCGGGTTATTCAAGGCATCAACAAATAAGTTCTGGATAGAACCGTAATCAGTCATGCCGGACAGTGCATCTAAACCCATGGCCCGATGTACCAAGCTGCCATATACCGGGATAACCGCAAGGCCCTGATTAGTGATATGGGGTCTGCTTGTGATCTTTTTTGCTGCATGTTGCTGGGCGCTGATCAAACTCGTATCAAGATTCAATCTTGGACCCAAGACAGAAAGAATTGCTTCTAACTTCAGGCCTGAAACCATCAGCGGCGTATTTAAAAGCATACTCGCTATATGGGGTAAATTTGGCCTTACGCTGATATCAGTTTCATTTTCGTCCATCGGTTTTTCCTTCTATTGGTTTACCACTTTCTTTGGCTGTTCATTTTCTTCATCATCATCTTCAAAGAGTTCATTCTGTTCAGTCATTGAATCATCGACAACCTTTTCCTGAGCAGACTGCATTGTGCCAGATTTAGCCGTCTTACGTGGGTCCGTATCATAAATAAGCCCCATTTTATCAACACGCTCATTCGATGCTTTATTCTCTTTGTCGATGTTTTCAACGTCATGGCCAAGTTCTGCAGCAACATTTTCTCGGGTATTGAAGCCGTTCCTGACTTCCATTTGCTTGCCAAGCTGATCTTTGATTGGGTCAACCCAATCCCAGCCAGGTGTACACCAGCGGACCCGAGTATATTCGCGGCGTTTTTTGGTGAAGTCTTTCAGTTTGATGGCACCAGAAACAAACGCCGTTTCAATCCAGCGATTCATAACAGGTAAACAGAATTGATGAATAATGATGTTGTGCTGGAACATTTCACAACGGCGGCGGAATTCAAGAAGACCGGCACGGATAGATGAATAATTGACGCCTTTTAAATCACCGGTCAATTGTTCGTATGTACAGCCGATACCGGCAGCAATTGAATGAAGTGTTTGTTTAATCCATACCTCATAGTTGCCGCCAACATCTGCAGGTTCAGCAAACTTAATATCCTCACCATCATTAAGGTACTGCAATAACCCAGGCTCGAATCCAATAACTGTATTACCTTCAGCGTCATCGTCCTCTTCTTTACCAACGGCAAAATTAGGCTGTGGATTTGTCGGATCAGTCTTGGTGATAAATCCAGCAAAGAACGCCGCTGTCTTTTTACGCATCAATTCTGCATCTTCATATTCATCAAGATCATGAAGCCTGACCATTACCGATGAAAACCATGGCATGCCACGCAATTGGCCGATCCTCAATGGTTTAAAGACATGCATTATTTCACTGGCAGGAATACGCACTGGCAGGAATTCGCCGGGATTGCTCAGAGTCAAGTCGCCCGGATGATTCTTATACAGATGATATGCGACCTTGCGACCAATTTTATTGATCTCAATACCTTCCCGAATAACATTACCATTCTGCAGCGTCTTATCACCCTGGTCATAAAAGTGGTCGGCTTCAAGTAACTGAATCTGAAGCGGTACGGATAAACCGTCTTCTGGTCTGCGCGGTCTGAATCTGCCCAATATTTCCCCGGCCTCAACAACTCCACGACCGACAAGTGTTTCTTGGCCATAAAAGTTTGATACGCCATCGGCATCTGATTCGTGGGTCCAATCATCCCATAAAGCCTGAAGCTCTTCTTTAACGGCGCTATCGTCGATCTTGAATCTTGGACGAATACCGGTGCCGATCATGTTAGCCACAAGCGAATCGATTGCATTCTCAGCCCATGGGTTATTTCTAACCAGTTCCCGGGACCGGTTTCTTATGGTCGTCTGTGATCCGCTGACAGCGCTATTTGGACCAGCCGTAGTTGTGCCCCATGTTCCAAGGCGTCGGCCTGTGCTGGCTCCCTCGTAAGAGCTGGCTTTTGAATTAAACCCCGGTGGCAACACGAAGTTCTTTTTAGCCAGGGTGGAATACCCTGATCCCATTAAAATTTTACTCATAGGCCTTTACTCGAAGAAACAAACGCAAAGCGCTTATTGGTTGTGGTAGTGGGATCTGTGACTTCACCGGCTACAAAATCTCTGAATTCACGCAATTCCTTTAATTCTACCGGAGACCATTTAGTAGTCCTGCCATTAACGGTTGATTCCGCGACACGGTTTCCGCTTGCAAGCGACAGCATTGCTGCATCAAGACTTGCCAAATCTGCGCTTGTGTATGCCATTTATCGCCGCCCTCTTTTCATAAAATTACTTTCTACGCGTCGGGGCCTTACCGATTTTTTCTTCGGTGCCGGCCCTTTAACGTCTGGATTTTCAATAGGTTTTCGTTCCAAAAGATGTACATTCAATGAGTGGGCAGCGGCAAAGTTTAATGCCTCAACATCAAGATAGTGATTGTCTCGCTTGATCCTCATCCACTTCACTTTGCCCGACGGCAATACAACCTTCGTTTCCGCAACAATCTGTTTACAATAATCCTCTGTCGTTTCCTCTGACAGATGCCAGCCACCAGGCTTGGTAGGGTCCCATTCAACTCTGGTATGTACCCATGACTTGAAATAGTTTGAATCGATGTGGAATAGCTGCAGGCCATCTTTTAAAAGCTTACCTTCATAAGTAATATCGATCTTGTTTATTTTTATCGGTTTGTCTTGAGTGTCATGGCCTTTTGTTGGGAAGGCCCACGCTAAATGCTTGCGACAAAACGGATAAACCATTTCTGGCCGGTAACCTGAATCAACAAACATTCTGAATATAGGCAAATCGCCATACCAGCGATCCCTGAACTTATCTAACTCGTACCATGTTTCAAGTGCTTTGGTATCACCCTGTATTTCCCCGTGCTCAATCAGCCAGGATTCAGAACCATATCCCCAGCCCCTGAAACCCCAGATCAGGCTGTTCTTTTGAACGTCAACTGAGCAGGTAATAAACTGGATGGCCGGATTAATCTCACAGAATTTATATGGCATCCTGAGATTAGCAACAACTGTCCATTCCGGCGCGTCACCTTTGATTACATATAATTCACCGAATCCAGTATTTAAAACAGTCTGAACACGCTCAGGATCTCCGGACCTGACTGCAGCCAGAAAGTTAGATGCTCGGTTTCCAAATGAGCGCCAGGTAGAAACTAACCCGGATGACCAAAAAGACGCCACATTGTTATATGTCTCGGGAAGCAGGTAAGTACCAAACTCAACCTGATTAACATTCTTTGAGTTTTTATCGAGCGCTAAATTCTGATCGTTTATATTTTCAACATAAACACAATCATCCCCTTCCTCGAATGGGAATATTTTCTGATCAGGCGCAACATAAACCCCGCGCTGATTCATGAGCGATTTGCTTTCTTCTGCTATCAGTGACCCGCAACATGGGCAAGCAAGTCGCGCTTCCGTTTTTGCCTGTGCTGGTGTGCATTTCTTTGGCCAGGTTAAAAGCTTGAATCTGGGAATAAAATATTCATTGCAATCCGGGCATGGCCACGCCCATTCGAACCGGGTGCCTTCCTGCATGAGTTTCCATGTTGGCGAATCGATTTCATCTGAAGGTTGCCAATGTTCAAGTCCAGTTCTCGGGTCAATTCTGGTCTCGACGGTGCCGAGTGTTGGGGAACTAATAACAATGGTCTTCCCATCCGGATATGTTGAATGTCGCGCTTTAGCCATTTCAGTGACATCACCCTCGCCTTTTACGTCCTTGTCCATGCGGTCACGTTCATCAACAATAGATATCCCTGCAGGATCGCCCGCTATTTCCGTTGCGGACCCGGCCCAGGCAAGGCGTACTTTGACACCGGCGATATTAGTTTGAGTTTTTGAGTTGTCTTTTTCGCTGCCTAACTTATTCAATAAACTGTCTGACGATGAGAATAATTGCTTCAGACGAGGCGATATCACTTTCGTCACAAAACTTTCAGTCGGGCCAATATAAAGAATCGGAACAGGATCGTCGTCAATACGATGCCCGATTACATTTAATACAATCCCATCTGTCTTTGATGTTTGAGAGGCCTGAACACTTACCACCATATCAAACAATGGACTGACAACGGCCTTGTTTGGGCCCTTAATCCATGGAGATCTTTCTACTCTAAATGGCCCGGGTTCCGCGCTTCCCGGTGGCAGTACGCGACTTTCTTCCGCCCACTGGCTTGGGTCCCGGTCGGGTGGTGGCTTTATTATGTCCGCTGCGTTTTGCCGAAGTTGTAGCGCTTTCGAGCTGTACTGATATTGATTCTTGAGCGCTTCTGATTTCATTCAATAACATCTTCTTTATAATCGCAGGCTCACTGACAATCGCCAATTCGTTAGCCATTCTGCCAGGGATACTGTTTGTAAAAAGCTTAACGGAAGCGGCCATTTCATTAATGATGTGTCTGGCCTCATCTACATAAATGACATTACCCTCCCGGGCGTCATTCTCCAACCTGATCTTTCTCAGCTTTTCGTCTTCGACCGCTTTCCGGACCTGAGCCACTTCATCACCAGATACCTTGCCCTGAAGAAATCCGACGTATGCCTTGACCGTGGCACCCAGCTCGTATTCACCCTTGACCGGCTTAGGGATAACCCCTTCTTTTGATAACTTCTGGATCCAGCGATCAGAGACGTTCAGAATTTCAGCAATATCATTGACCTTCCAAATCTGATTTTTATCCAATGCTGCCCGGGGGGGCGCTTTCTTGGATGCTGTTTTTTTAGCCTTCGCCTTAACCTTTGCTTTGGCCTTCTTCTTACCAGTAGCTTTTTTCTTCGTCATAAGTAGACCGTACCGAACTCAGTATTAATTATGTTCAATCGTTCAAACCCGGCGGCAGCGTGACC